GACACGACGCCGTAATGATTCAGGAAGGGATACCGCAGCGTAAACGTCGCGCTCACGCCGTCGCTGACAAACAGATCGTCCACGTCCTGGGGCGCGTCGGGCCCGCAGATCGCGATGATGCGGTTGGCGTACTCCGTGCCGAGCGGGTTGACCACGATGTCGCCGATCACCCGCCGGTCGCCGTCCACGATGTTGAAGGGCGCGACCTCCGATCCCGGCAGCCACATCCGGAGGACCTTGTTATAGTCGATTTCCCAGACGTATTGCGTCGCCGCGGTCAGTTCATCCAAGAGGTCGGACAGCTTCCGGTACTGCCAGGAGAACGGCTGCACGAGTGGTCCGTCTACTTGCGCGGCCGAGAGGGTGACGCCGAACGGCGTGAGATACGGGAGCAGTAGCTCGAGGACCGCCTTGAGCGTCATCGCCGCGGTCGAGGCTAAGCTGATCACATAGCGGCGATCGGGATAGACATTGAAATCGGTGGCGTTGATCTGGAAGGAGAGGTCGCGCTGCTGAAGAATCGCCGACTCCACGGCATCATCGATCACCCCGCCAAAGATGCGCACGCCATCCTCGGTGATCGTCACTTCGTCGGCAAGCTGCGGGCGCCACGAGGCGTCGAGGATGTCGAGCGTGCCGCTACACCGATCACGGCCGTTCATGGTGGCGCTGATCCGCAAGGTCCCGAGGCGGACCACCCGTTCAATTCCCGCAATGGTTACGCTGACGCCTTCGGCCGGTTCTGGCGGGACTGCGACAGGTTTGAAGGCCGCAATCGAGACCGCGGCCCCCTGACTCCCGCCACCGTACGTCCAGGTGGCATTGATGGCAGCCGCGGTCGGCTGAATCTTCCAGGCGGAATGATGCGAGCGCTGTCCGCTCCCGCTCGGGTCTTTGAGAAAGACGGATTCGACGAGTCCAGCATCGACGGTGGCGCTGGTCCCGTTGCCGTACGCGAAGCCGGACACGATGAAGGTGCCGTTGACGGTCGGCGCAATCGCGCCGCTCGCCAGGGTCCCGCTATGCAATGCGGTCTGGGTGCCGTTTTCGCCGTCGAATGGGCTGATCAAATCGAAACCGGCAAGGGCATAGATCACCGATGACGGCCAGGAATTGGCCGTACTCGTCACGCTGAAGGTGTGATTCGTGCCGACGAGGGCATTCTTCGCGTAGTAGAACTGATGCGGCGCGCCGCCCGAATGGCGGGTCAGGGCAATCCACGTATTGCCCTTCGAATCGCTAATCGTCGGCGCGTTGACGGACGAGCCCCAGCCCAGATCCGCAATGAGCAGAGTCGCGCCGGTCGTATCGACGCCGGTACTGGTTTCGCCCCGACTCGTACTCCCCCAGAACGTGGTCGCGATCGCGACCAGGGGCGCCGGCAGAATCGTGTAACAGGCGGTACAGCCGGCGCGCGTATCGGCGCCCGTCCACGTCCAGCCGGGGTTCCGCGTGGTCGCGGCGGTCTGGAGTTCGTCGCTGGCCGCGACGCCGAGGGCCTGACCCGCCACCTGCAGTGACGAATCCACCAACGCCATGGGCGACGACGCGGTGGGCAACACGCCCGCATTCCACGCCAGGCCCGATGTCACCAACGCGGGCGCCGAGAGTGGTGTGACGGCGCCGGTCGAGAGCGATGTGCCCGACGTGACGGTCGCGTCCGCTTGAACTTGGCGCGTGAGCGTTTCGCCGCCGTACGCCCGGACCACGAAGGCGGAAAAATGATTCGTCCCGGCGACGGTAATGGTATGACCGGACCCTACCCCTGCCTGACCATATGAGTAGAACTTTTGGGTGGCCAAATTGGCGACCGCCCGCCGCGCCAGGGGTGTCCAGATATTCGACTTGTTGTCGGTGACGGTGGGCAGGGCGCCATTGGTGCCGATGTAGTACGCGACGGTGACTTCGATGAGTGTCGCACCGGTCGAATTGAAGGCCGGTGAGGTCGCGCCGGTACTGGCGCCGGTATAGCGCGCCTTGGTAGTCGCGAGAACGGTGACTGCCATCTATGCCAGTCCGTAGCGTTTCACCACGCCGGGAATGTGCGGCACGGTGACCTCGGCGAGCGTTCGGCCATCGACGCTGATCACTGCCGTGCCGCCGCCGCCTTCACTGGTGGCCGGCGCCGTGAGGCCGGCCGCGGTCGGTGCCGGCAGGACGGCCGGCATCGGCAGCGATCGGATGTTGTCCGCGACCGACTGCAGGAAGGCCGTCACCTGGTCGCTCCATTTCCGCCATTCCTCGACGTTCGCCTGGATCTTCGGCGCGAGTTCGTCGAGCGCCTGCGCCGCTTCGGTCGCCGTCTCGATCGTCGCCTGCGCTTCTTCCTCGGTCGCCTCCCCGGCATCGCGCGCCGCTTCCTCGTGCCGGCGGATCGCGTCCTCCACCTCGGCGATGTTCCGTGCGGCCTGCTCGGGATTGTTTTGGCCGGTCCCCTGCGTCAGCTTGATCCAGAGCTGTTCGCCGGTCTCGCCCATCTCCAGCAATTTCGCGTGGAGGGCATCGAACCCGCCCCAGGACTCCGCGAATTTCTCGACCGCGTCCCGGCCCTTGTTGTTGTCGAACGCGTTCCAGATCGCCTTGATGCCCTGCACGGCCATCATCGCCGCGCTGATGACGCCGGTAATCCCGGAGGCGAGGCTCGTCAGACCGGCGAGCGACTGGCCCTGCTTGAACGCGCCGACGGCGTCCTTGATGCCGCCGAAGGACTCTTTGATGCCCTTCGTCGCATTCAGCATCGTGTTCAGGCCGCCGGCCACGGCGCCGAACGCCCCTGGCGCGACGGACGCCAGCGTCCCCAGCGCGCTGGAGAGTTGCGCGAGGTTGACCTGCGCGAGCTGGAGCGCCGGATCCCACTGGAGCATCCGATGGCCGAAGTCCTGGGCCTCCTTGCCGGCCGCGTTGATGCCCGGCGGCGTGAGTTTCAGCCAGCGCCCGAAGTCCTGCATCGGCACGTCGAGGGCCTTGAGCGCACCGCCGAAGTCCTGCACCGTCTCGATGGTCGGATTGACCATCGCATTCCACGAGAGCGTGGCGTCGAGCAGGTCCGTCATCGCCTGCGGTGCCGTCTCGCCGATCTCCCGATAGGCGCGGATGCCGGCGGTCAGGGCTTCGATCGTGCGCGTCGTGGATTCGGCGCCGAGTTTATTGACGTTCTCGACGGAGCCGATCGCGGTGACATAGTCGCGGGCCAGGGCGCGCGCCGACCCGCCGAACAGGTCAGCCGTGAGCTGGCGCATCTTCTCGGCGTGCTGCTCGGCCGCACGTTCGCGGTCCTTCCGGGCGACGTCTTCTTCCTTCCAGCCGGCGATCGTCTCGGCCACAACCTGCTTCGACCGTGCGAGCTGGTCGGCCGCGGACGTATCCGGCCTCGCGCCGAAGGAGGGCGGCGGCGTTTTCAGTTGCTCGTTGATCTGGCGGTGCAGCGCCGCGGCTTCGTTCGCTTTCTGGTAGTAGTCGTTGAGTTCGTCGAGTGCGTTCTTCAACGCGGGTGGCAGGAACGCGAGACCGGCGAACTCCTTCCAGGTATCGATCCACTCGTTCAGCGCATCATCGCCGCCGCGGATCAGCGTCGTCAGATCGCGCAGGACGCCGACGACGGTCGGGTTGTCAACGATCAGTTTGCCGACGGCCTCCTTCAGGTTGTCCCATTCGTTGGCGAGCTGCGCGACCTTCCCCGCATAGGTCTCCGTCGCGGCCGCGGCCTGGCCCCCGAACTTGTCCGCGACCTCGTCGAGCACGTAGGCGACGCCTTCGGTCTTGAGACGGGCCTCGTCGAGTTTGATGCCGTATTCACCAAGCGCCCCGGCATTGCCGGCGAAGGCCTTCGCAACGGCCTTCGTCGCGGCTTCGAGATCCACCCCGAGGCCGGCGGCCAGATCCGTTGCGGCCGTCAGCGCCTTCTCCATCTCGTGCGGCGCCACGCCGCCGACCTGAATCAGGAGCGCTTCCATCTCCGAGATCAGGTCATCGCTGTAGGTGGTCGTCTCCTGAAACTGACCGGCGAGATCGTTGAGCGCGGCGATCGTCTCCGGAGCCGCGAGGCCCATCGAGCGGAGCGCCGCGGTCATCTTCTTCTCGGCAGCTTCCGCCGACAGGAACGACTCGACGCTGCCTTTGAGGAAATCCACCAGCCCGCCGAGCGCGGCCTGCACGCCGCCGATGACGGCCTGCGCGCTGATGAAGCCCGCCGCCGTCCCGGCGATCGACGAGCCGAGGTCGGAGAACCATTTCGTGAGCGCCGGCTGCTCGACCTGTTTCGTCGCGTCGGCGAGGTCGGTCATCGCTTTCGGCGCTTCCTTGCCGAGGAGTTTGTATTTCTCGATCGCTTGCGTGACCTGCGCGTTGACGGCGCGCATTTCCTTCTCGGTCAGGACGGCCGCGCCGCCGGCCTCCTCGACGGCGCGCGTCACGAGCTGCGCATCCTGAATCAGTTTCTGGCCGGTGAAGGACGTCGCCATGCGCTGCAGCGAGGCCTGGACCTTGCTGCTGTTGACTTCCAGCGTGTCGAGCGAGACGCGCGCCTTCGCGACCGCCGTCTCGAACGACGTGAAGTCCGCGACGAACTTCCCGGTCACCGCCACGCGCTTACTCCTCCTGCGTCAGCTGCTCAATCAGGATTTCGTAGACGTCGGCATCGAGCTCGGCGACCCACTCGTATCGCCAGCCGAAGTGCTTGGCGATGGCGAGGTCGCTGGCGACTTGGTCTCGCCATCGGCCGCTTTTTTTTCGGCGGCTCGCAGGGCGCGCATGGCGTCATCGTGCTCGTCGATCACGCGGCAGATTTCATTGCAGTCTTCCGGCTCGAGCATCCCGAGGACGCTGATCATCTGCTCGTCGGTGAGGCCTTTGATGCTGACCGGATTCCCGTCCGGGTCCCGGACCGACCAGTCCAACAGATAGGTCGCGGCCTGGACGAGCGGCGCATTGATCACGTCCACTTCCTCGACCTCCTTGCCGTCGAGCGTGCGGACCCGTTTCAGCGAACCCTTCATCACGCTCCGCTGGTCGCCGGCCGTGAGGTGATCTTTGACGACGATCCAGTTCCCGCGGGAGATGTTGATCGTGGTTTTGGTCGGACGGCGGATCGGGGACGTCGGCACCGGGCCTCCTTCAGCGCACGAGCCGCAAGCCTTGGAGCTGTGCGGTGTGGTCAATGGTTTCGGGCACAATCGGTGGCCCGAGGACCACCGTGCAGAACGGGTCGACGACGGACAGGGACACGATCGGCCAGTACCAGGCCGCCGGCTTCGCTCGGCCGTCCCGGTCCTTGCCGAGGAACGGCGCGACGAAGACGAGCGGCTGCTGGCGGATCGTCAGCGGGTTGATGTGCGACAGGGCCCCGCGCATCGACCACACGCGCTGACCGTTCTCCGGACGGCTGCGAAGAATCGTGAACCGGTGCACATCGCAGGCGGGGTAGTCGTGCCAGGTGATCCGTCCGTGGACGCCGGTCAGCGTCGAGTCGAGGACGGACGGGCGCACGGCCGGCGCGCCGCCGATGACGATCCCGCCGTTTAAGGCGCCGGCGCGCGGGTCCATGCTCCGGCCGCCGCGAAGGATCCGCCGATCGTGACGGCGCCACCCGAGTCGACGTCGAGATTGGCGTCAATGAACGCCATGCCGCTGAAGAAGTACGTGCTATCCAGTGACGACGGCACGAGTTTCAGGAACGCCGCCTGATCGCCCATCGCTACGTCGAAGATCTCGACGTTCGGGGCATCCCAGAATCCGCCCAGACTCCCGCTGATGTCCGGCAACCCCTGTACGTCACGCTGTTACTTGCTAACCATCGGTGTCGATGGCGGGTGGTCATTTCTGCCACCTCTCACGGTTCCTGTTCCCGTGAGGTCGGACTATCGCATCATCCCGAAGGATGCCGACTCGCTTAGTCTCTCAGGCCGCTTGCGCTTGCCCCTTGTTCCCATCGCAGGGTTCAAGTCCATCAGAGTCAGTTCGCAGCGACATGTCTCCATGCCGTGCCCCCGTCTTACCGTCTTGAGGATTTGTTGGTGTCGCCGAACGCGGTCACGTCCGCGCGGTCGCGCTTCAAATCGAGCGACCACTTGTTCATGGACGCGACGAGCACCGGAACCGGCGGGGCCGGCTCGGCCGGCGGATCGTCATCCATCAGGATCTCTCCGTAGCTACCATGTCTGCGCGCCATGATGTGTCCTTTCGTTCAACCGAGCGGCGTGGGTGAGAGCGGCTGCACCGTCACCTGATAGCGTCCCCCGCGCTGCAGCCAGCGCACGTCATTGATGGTGTCGACATACGTGCGCCGGACCCGCCCCCGGCGCAGGATCGCCAGACACGCGAACCCCTCGATCACCGGCAAGGCCTCCCCGTGGAGTAACTGGTGAATCCGCGCGGCGGCGGCGCGGAGCGCACTCTGACCGCTCGTATCGAGGACCCACGCCTTGGCTTCATACGTCAACGTCTCGATCTCCTCCCCGGACGCCGCATCGAAGAGGTACTGGTCTGACGCGTCGATGAGCGACACGGTTACGAAGGCTTGCGCGTTCCCGGCCGCGACGTCCCAATACACGCCATCCGGCATCAACGCCGCGAGGGCGGGATCACCACTCAGTCGCTGGACGATCGCCTCGTCGACGGCGCTGCTGTCCGGGAGTGACGTGCTCATGCGGACTCGACGACCTCGAGCTGCACGCCGGCTGTCCGCATGATGGCGACGATCTCCTCGTACATCCGGGCACGCTCCTGCATGTTCGTCGGCACCGCCACCGGCGCGCCGTAGCGGGTCGGCGTCATCGTTCCCGTGCGGTGGCCCGTGTTCGTGACGCGGTTCCCCGTGCCGAACTCCCAGAGGTGCGCATGTTTCGCGCGGCTGCGCACCGTCGCGACCATGCCGAACGTCGAGTGCTCTTCGACGACGTCGACGCCGGCCCGCAGCCGCAGGCCGCCGGTCTTCTTCCGCCGGCCGGAGACGGGATAGGCCGCCTGCGTCCGGGCGCTCGCGGCATAGGCGCGCTGCCGCACGGTGCCACCGGCCCGATCGGCCAGCTCCCGCGGGAGCTCCCGCATCGCCGCCTTCAGTTCGTCGAGGCCCGTCCACTGCACGCCGCTCGTCATCGCGTCGTCTCCGCGACCAGCATCACGCTCTCACTGCTCCGCTCGCCGCGCGACACGACGCCGGTCACGCGGAACGTCCGGGTGCCGAGCCGCAGCCGCGCTTCCGTCGACAGCCCCGGATGATAGGGACCGCTGACGATATGCGTGACGGCGGAGATCACGGTGCCGTCCGGGACGAGCCGCTGCACGTCCTGTCCGGTGATCGGCGTGATCTCCACGAAGAGCGTCGGGGGATCCAGCGGGCGCCAGTCTTCGAGATAGCCGCCTTCGCCGTCCGGGACCGGCGGGCCAAGCGTCTCGGCCACGACCAGGTGCGGCCGCTTCGCGATCGACGTGAACGGCGCAATGAGTCCCATGTCACGGAATCCAGATCAGGCGATAGGACCCGATCGCGTCTTCGTACCCCATCGGGACGACATTCATGCTGTCGGTGCCGGCGAGGTCGCGGCCGAGCGTCGCGAAGTGCGCCGTCAGCAAGCCGACGGCCTGGAACAGCAGCGGCTCCTTCGTGCGCAGGTCTGCAGGATCGATCCACCCCACGACGCAGCGCGCGACGCCCGTCGTGGCGCCACCGAGGGATTCGACCCAGTGCGGGTTGCCGGTCACCGTCCACGCGCCCGATCGCCAGGTCGGCGCCGAGGTCGGCTCGATCGGCGTCACGCTGTCGATCGACTGCAGGGGCAGCGCCTGACACGGCAGCGCGATCAACCCGTCGCCGATCGTCGTGAAGTACACGTCCCGGGTCTGCGTCAGCAGCGCCAGGCCGGTATCGCGCTCGACCTGGCCGCGCGCCGCGGCAATGTGATCGCGCATCAACTGGTCCCGCGGATCGGGCGGGTCCGTCGTCGCCCAGGACAGGCCGGCGCGCAGCTTCCCCTCCTCGAGGGTGAGCGGCTCCTGCGCCGGCGGCGTCACCAGCACCGAGAACGACTTGAGCGGCGATTGCCAGGGAGCAATCATCGGTGCGAGTGGGAATGCGGCGGCAGCGTCCGCGGCGGCTTCGGATGCTTGCCGCGATAGGTCTTGGTCGTGAACGTCTCCACGACCATGGGCTGCGGCACCGGTCCCGGCGTCGCCGGCGGCAGGCTCGGGGGACGCTCCACCGGTACGACCACCAGCGTACCGGCCGGCAACGTCTGGCCTTGCGCCGCCAGCTGCTGCGCGAGGCGCCGCGCGACCGACTCCGGCGTGCACGCCGTGTACGGCGTGTCATCCACCGGGCACGGGGGCGGCGTCTCCAGATACCAGCTGCCACAGCCCATGTCGTCTCCCTCCGTGGTTACGCCGGCACGCCGAGGCCGGTCACTTCGCCGAACGCGGCGGGTCGGTAGACAGCAAGCGCTAATCTTTCCTCCGCCCTGATAGCCACCAAATTCTTAATGAAAAAATCCACGTGGCTGTTGGACGCCTCGACGCGGATGCCGCCCTTCCGGAAGACCTGCGCGCCCTGGTTGAACGCCCCGACCATGGCGACCGTCGCCGCCTGGACGGGCGTCACGGCCACCGACAGCCCCCACAGGGTCGGGGTCTGAATCGAGGCGAATGGGCCGCCGGTCAGGTACTCGCCGGTCGTCGTCTTCATGAGCGCCGTCGTCGCCCAATCGGCCGGGTTCATGGCGATCCCGCTCGGCATCAGGAACGAGGCCGAGAAGATCGCCATGATCTGCCGGAAGATCGCGTCGGCATTGTTTTCGGCCGCGCCGCGCACGACATCGGCCGCCAGGCCGCTGCGGTTCTTCAGCCCGAGGATGTGCGGGGCGACACCGCTGCCATTGAGGAGCTCGTCTTCCTCGGCGATCTCGACGCCGAGCCGCAGGCGCGCGTCGATGTAGGACCGAATCTGCGCCACGTCCTCGAGCATCTCCTCGGTCACCGGCAACCAGTGCGCGATCTTGCGCACCGGGTCGGTCACCGCGGCGAAGGTCAGGGTCGACTCCGGCTTCACCCCGCCCTCGGCGACCGCCGCGGCCGCGTTGGTGAAGAGCGTCTCCTGCATGTAGGCGATCGCGTTGCTGTCGGTCGTGCCCTGCGCGAACAGATCCGCGACCACCAGGCGCCGCGTGGGCGTCGGCAGAATGCCCGGGATGTACTGCGGCAGGACCAGCGCGCCACCCGAGGCGGGATCCTCGGTCAGCGTCGCCGCGAGAAACAGCTCCACGCTCGGCGATCGCCAGGCCGACTGCGAGCGGTGGCCGCCCCGCTTGAAGAAGTCGTAGGCCTCGGAGCTCACGAACTGCTCGCCGAGCGACTTCAGGACGCGCGGCGCCGGCTTGGAGAGCGCGCCGGTCGTCAGCTGCGCGAGCTGCTCGTTGATCGCCTCGGTGCCCTTCTGGCGCGCGATCTTGTCCTTCATCGCGAGCCCGTCGCTGGTGATCGCCTGGATGGCCGCCTTCTCCTCGTCGGTCATCTCGCGGTCTTCCTCCTCCGCGAGCTTCGCCGTTTTCGCGAGCAGCGCGAGGCCCTCCTGTTTCTTCGCTTCGAGGTCGCGCTCCAATTTCGCCAGATTCAACATCGTCGTACTCCTAGAGCCCGAGGGCATAGAGCGCGCGCTCAGCCTCGCGGCGCGCCCTCAGCCGATCGGTCCCGGTGGCCGTCGACGGCTCCTGCGGGGGATCGGGGGACGGCGCTGGCGCGGCGGCGATCGCGCGCGTGGGAAGTGCGGGACTGGCCGACGCCGGCGTCAGCAGGCGCGCGAGCGTCTGGTCGAGGGTGCCAATCTCGTCGACCATACCAAGGGCGAGCGCCTCGTCGGCGTTGACAACGGCGCCCTCGCCAAAGCCGTTGCGCACGGCGTCCGCCGACACGCGTCGGCCGGACGCGACGTCGTCAACGAAGTGCCCGTAATGGAAATTGACCTGCGCGGTCAGGCGGGCGCGCGCGGTGTCGCTGAGCGGTTCGGCCTCGTTGCCATCGGTCTTGTACTTGCCGGCCGAGACGAACGTGAGTTTGATGCCCTCCTGCTCGAGCGCCACCGACAGATCCTCGTGAATCGTGAACACGCCAATCGATCCGAGACAGGCCGAGGGCGCCGCGATGACCTTGGTCGCGCACGACCCGACCCAGTAGGCGGCCGAGCAGCACTGGAAGTTGACGCACGCGATGACCGGTTTCGCCGCGCGGGCTTTCAGCACCTGGTGCGCGAACTCGGAGGCACCGAGGACCGATCCGCCCGGCGAATCGATATCGAGCAGGATCGTCTGCACATCCGGGTTGAGGACGGCGGCCTCGAGGGCATGACCGGCCACGTCGAACGTCGTGCCGCCGCTGAAGTTCGACAACGCGTTCATGCGCGGCGCGATGCAGCCGTGAATCGGGAGCACCGCCAGGCCGCGATCGATGAAGGGATCCGGATCGTCGCGCCGCTCGAGCTCGTCGTCGTCGAAGTCGAATGCGAGGGGGTCGCCCTTCAGACGGCGCCCGAGGACGCGCGCCACGACGGCGAGCATGGGGCGTGTGATGGCCCACGGCTCCAAGGCCAGCGCGAGCACGCGATCGATGGCGTGGGCGCGTTTTTTCGATGCCATATCAGACCGCCTCCTCCAACAGCGCGAACGGATTACCGCCGGCAGCGAGCTGCTCAGCGGTGTCGGCGTTGACTGAGACCGCGATCGCCTCGGCCTCGCGCATGGCGACCTCCCGACTGAGACCGGCGTCGCGCAGGGTCGCGGCGAGGTCATGCGTGAGTTCACGGTCCCACCGCTCGCGATCGAAGGCGCCGGCGCGGTCCTCGGGTAGAACTTTCCGCAGGCGCGCCGCTTGGCGGCGCCAGGTCTCCTGAATCACTGGACCCGTGATGCCGCCACCGATCGCGGCGGCGCCGGCGTCGGCTGGCAGCGACGGCGGCGTCGGCGTGGTGGTCATGTTTAACGGTTGCGCGACGCGATCGGCGCCCGGGTCGTTCTTGATGGACGGCAGGTTGAGCCGCGCGCGGCCTTCGTTCAGGGTGACGACCGGCCGCCCGACCAGCGTCTGCATCGCCGCGGCCTGCTCTTCAAACGAGCCGCGCAGCTTCTGGTCGATGTTGAACTCGGTATAGATGCCGTCCTGGTCGTCGCACTCGGGCAGCAACTGCCGTTCGAACTCCTCCTGCAGCATGGTCAGCCACGGACCCAAACAGTCCTGATAGAGGTTCTTGTGTTGCTCCCTGATGTTCGAGAACGTCGCATGGTCGAGGATCCCGACCATGGGCAGCGGCACGTGATACGAGCGGGCCACTTCCACATCGGTCAGTTTGCGGGCCTCGGTAAACTGCGACTCCCGCGGCGAGTAGGACGTGTTGGTGAACGTCATCCCGTCCTCGAGGACGGCGACGCTGCCCACATTCGCCGGACCCGCATATCGCAACTGCCACTGCTCGCGGAAGGCCGACTTCTGCTCCGGCGTCCACTTGGGCGCGCCGGCCGGCCGTGTGATCACGCCCTCCACGCGAGAGCTGTTCGCGTAGTAGGCGCGCCGGTACAGCGTCGCGTTGGCCTCCTCGGCGAGGATCTGCCGCAAGGTTTCGATCGGCGACAGCCCCATCAGCGGGTTGTCCGGGTCGTAGCCGTTGAAGTGCACGACGTCACGTGGCTTCAACTCGACGACGTTGCCATCCGGCAGCGTCCACCAGAACACCGACGGCAGGAGCCAGCCATCGACGGTGACCGTCTCGGGCGGCAGCCGCACGAACCACAGGCGCGTCGGGTCGCCGCGGAGCTTCAACCAGTAACCGTTGAAGAACACCCCCATGTCGTTCATGAGGTTCTCGACCATGCGGTAGTGCGTCATCGCCGGGTTCGGCTTCGCGATCCAGGTCGCGAGCTCGTGGTCGATGAGGTAGACGCGATCGATGTCCGACACGCGCCGAAAGACGTGCAGCCCGAGGTCCGCCACGTTGCGCGCCAGGAACGACACGACGGTGCGGACGCTCGGCTGCGTCCGGTAGATCGCCGCATAGGTCGCGCCGCACGGCACGTCGAGCCCCGATCGACTCGGCCCGATCGCCGGCGCGGCCGGCGACCGCTCCACCGAGCGCAGGGTGCCGCGGGACTGGACAATCGGCATCAGGGCACCACCTGGATGAAGGCGACGTTGTCGCGCGGCACGAGCACCTCCCCATCGATCGGCTGCGCGTCGCCGTGTGCCGGCACGATCGCGGCCTCGCGTAACTGCAACCACGGCCCGCGACCGGACCAGAGCACGCCGCGGAGCGCCTCGTCAGTCGGTTCCTTCAGGTTGACAATCACGACCCGGAGAAGCGCCGGCGGCCGCCACCACATCAGCCACGCGAACATGGGAGACGTTGGTCACGGTGCCACGGCTCAACCGTTGGGCGTGATTTTTTAGTACGAAATTGTCCGAAGGCGGTCAGTCGTCCGCGGCGTCATCTGACTCGCGCCAGGCGCGCCGGAGCACTTCCGAGACCGACACATCGCCGGCGGTGGCGCGTTGACAGACGCGATCGTAAGCACGCGACGGCAAGCGAATGGAAACGGTGACGGACGGGCCGGGATCGGTCCGGTCGAGGGGAGGGCGCCCGGGTCTACGTGCGGCGTCGGGCATCGCGGCCCATATTATGCGCCATGCGCAACATCCGCCACCGCGTGCGCGATCGCCAGGCCGCGATCGCCGCCAGCCGCCGCGCGCAACTCTCCCGCGCCCCGGACACCGCGCCGTTGGTTCCCACGCCGCCCACTGCGGCCGCCCCAGCGCCGCCGCGGTGCGATCGCAGCGGCGACGTGGGCTCGACCCATTACTTCCGTGAGGGCGCGCAGGTTGGCGACTGGTGCCTCTGCGGCAAGCGCCGGCGGTTCACGCCGTTCGCATGAGCAGTAGGATCGGCCTCGGCCACGCACACGCGTCGTGCAACCGGCGCGCAGTCTCAGGTTCAATACCTGCCATCGCTTAACCCGCGGTTGCCACGCGGCGCACGCGAGAGGGTGCAGAGGTCAGCTCAGACGTGCGTGGCCACTCAGGCCACCACCAAGTCCGGATCGTCGGCGCCGACTTCCTCACCGGCGAGGCCGGCCAGTTTGCGCGCGATGATCGCCGCGACGATCGGGTCGATCCGTCCGCGGCTCCGCTTCTTGGTCGGGAAGATGTTGTCCTTGTTGTCGGTGACGACGCGCGCATTCGACGCGCACCACCGCATCAGCGGGCTGTCGCCGGCGTCCACCAACGCGTCGAGTACGTCAGCCTCGAACTCTTTCGATGGCTGCGACATCTGCGAGATATTCTGCGGCACCTCGACCACCGGGCACCCGTCGTCCTGGAGATCCTTGACGAGGTTGCCGGCGTTCCAGGGATCGACGCCGACCCCCTGCACGTCGAACAGCCCACGCGCCTCGCCCACGATGGCCCGCACCTCGTCCTGGTCGATCCGGTTCCCAGGGTTAGTCCGCAGCCACCCGGCCTGCACCCACAACTGATACGGCGCCCGATCGCGCAGGGCGCGCGCCTCGAGCGTCTCCTCGGGCGTCAGCACCCAGGAGACGAGCCGCCAGGTCCGACGCATCTCGGTCGGCGGGAACGCCGCCACAACCGCCGTCAGGTCGATCTTGGAGCTCATATCAATCCCGAGCCAGCACGCCTGGCTGCGGAGCTCCTCGAGCGACCACTTACGCTGCCCGTCACGCCAGCCCTCCATCGACAACCAGGGCGTCTCGGCGTTGACCCACAGGTTGAGGCGCTTCTGTTTGAACGCCGCGGCCGCGGGCGGCATGTGCCGCGCCTTCGCGGCGAGCGCGCGCATGTCGGCCGCCTTGACGGACACGCCGTAGTTCGGGTTCGCCTTGCGCCAGGTCCGTTCGTCGAACGGATCGTCGCCCTCATCGGCGTGCGCGATGAACGCGAAGAAGGTCTCATCGACGAGCACGCGCTCGAGGATCTTGACGGCGTAGTCATGCTGCACGCCGCACGGGCTGAACGGGTCGGCGCCGGCCGTGGTGATCTGAAAGTTCACCGGCTGCTCACGGGCCCCGGTCGCGGTTTCCATCACGTCGATGAGGCCGCGCGTCTTGTGCGCGTGGAACTCGTCCACGATCACCAGGTTCGGGTTGAGGCCGTCGGTCGAGTCCTTATCGGCGCCGAGCGGTTCCAGCTTCGAGGCGGTCGACGGGCGATGGAGGTTCGCCGCCAGTGGCACGATGCGGGAGCGCAGCCCGCTGCGGAGCACCAGTTCTTTGGCGTTCTCCCACACGATGCGGGCCTGCGCCCGTTTGGTCGCTATGCAGTACCCCTCCGAGCCCTCCTCCCCGTCGAAGAACGTCACGTAGAGCGCGACGATGGACGCGGTCAGGCTCTTGCCGTTCTTCCGAGGGATCTCCTCGTAATAGGTCCTGATGCGCCGCAGCCCGGTCCTGATGTGGCTCCACGCAAACAGCGACCCGAGACAAAACTTCTGATGCGGTTGCAGGACGATCGGCTGTCCCGCCCACTCGCCCTTGTAGTGCTTCAGTCGTGCCGCGAAGCGGAAAAACCGGTCAGCCTCGGCCGGGACGAAGCGATAGGGAAATCCGCGCGTGCCTTCCCGCCGGCGATCGCGTAGGTGCCGTTCGCACGCCAGGCGGTGATAGCGCCCGGCCGCCACGCGGCCCGCGAGGACCGCGCGCGCGTAGGCATCCACCGCGTGCGGCATAGCGGGTCAGTGTGGGCGCCGCGGCCTCGGCTCGTCGAATTCGCTGAACTCGTCCACGACGCCAGGCGCGGCGCCGGGTGTCGCCGGCGTGACGCGCGTGCGGCTCGAGGGCGTGAGTCCGAGCTCGGCCCAGAGTTGGCGGCAGTTGGCGATCGCGCGCGTGAGGATGGAGAGGTACGGGTTCGGAATCGGATAGCCGCTCGGCGCCGCGATGATCATCCCGAGCTGCCTCACCTTCCCGATCGCTTCGAGATAACGCGACCACTCGAGACAGAGCGCGATGAGCGAAGCGCGGTCCGCGTCGGTCACGAGCCGCACCTTGGTGAGCATGGGTGCGAGCCGCCGCCACTCCTCACCCGCCAGCGGATCCTCGAGGAGCTCCGCGGGCACGTCACCGGTGAAGGCGTCCAGTGAGGTCGGCGGCGTGACTTCCGCAGCCGGGAGCGGCCGCTTGCCCGGATTGCCTTCGAGCCGGCGTTGAGCGGTGGGTTTTGGTTTCCGGCCGCGCATAGGCGTCTCTCCGTGCCAGTGTTCCAGCGTCTGCGGTGAAACCTGACACAATCTTCAGGCCCCCGGTGCCAATTTCGCGGCCGCACGCGCGAACC